AACCCACCCCCTCCCCCATGTCTTCGCCCGTAGGGGCGCCGCTTGCTGCGCCCTCTTCCCGTTGCGGACCCGCCACCAGGCCATGCCTCAGCCAGCTCTCCACCAGATCCTCCGGCGCGTCGAACGCCTCTCCCGCCTCCACCCGTGCTATTTCACCCCGTTTCTCCGCCGGGTAGGGGCGCTGCTCGCTGCGCCCTCCGCCACTCCTCCGATAGTGCCGCCGGATGGCATCGCGAACGGCCCGCGAAGCCGGGTACTCCAGCCCCACCAGCGCCTTCACTCTCACGGACCCTCCTCCGTCATTCCGGACTTGATCCGGAATCCATCCTTCCCTCCCCGTAGGGGCGCCGCTTGCTGCGCCCTCTGGCTGACCGCTGACCGCTGATCGCTGACGGCTGACAGCTCGTCACGCGTTCGTCTCGATCACGTCAATGTCCAGCCACACGTCCAGCCCGATGTATGCCTTCCCGGCGAACTCCAGGACCACCAGCGTCGGCCCCTCGCTCCGCAGTTTGTGCTGGTCAATGGTGCCCCCCAGATTCACATCATTCCGCAACGCCTTGATCAGCGCCTCCCAAAAGCTCGTGGCAATGTCCGCGCCTCGGTCCTGCTCCACCGTGGCCGAGATCGCCGCCAGCCTCATGTTTATCGAGTAGGACGACATCCGCTGGTTCCCCGGCAGCCAGCTCATCTCGTTCAGCCGCCAGGCGTTCATCCAGACGGGCGTCTCCACCACGTTATGCGTCTGCGGCGGTATGTATTTGTGGGCATCCTTCACCGACAAATTTACCGGCGACGTGATGCTGAGGCCCTTTTCCAACGTCACCAGCTTGTCCAGCGCCGCCCGGATGGTCATTCTGACTCCGTCATTCCGGGCTTGACCCGGAATCCATCCTTCTCTCCCCGTAGGGGCGCCGCTTGCTGCGCCCTCTGGCTGACCGCTGACCGCTGACCGCTGATCGCTGACGGCTGATAGCTCGTCATCTCATTCCCCCGCCGCCTCCCGCTTGGCCCAGCGCCGCTCAATCCGCCGCGCCGCCTTTTCCATCCAGACAGCCAGGCTAGCCTGCCACACTTCCATCGACGCAGCCAAATACCGCTTACCCTTGGCGCCCCTCGCTTCTATCACCGCCTGCAGCATCCGCGCCCCCCCGGGACGCCCTATCCCCACGGCGCGCATCCAGATAGTCAGCGCCCTCAACGACGGGGGATCTCCCGGCGCGCGTCCCTCCTCAATCCGCAGCGCCGACGCCATCGGCAGCAGCGATTTGACTGCCACTTCAGCGTTTGGCGCCCTGACATTGTAAAAGCCCACAATGGACCGGACGGCCAGCCCCTGCCCTCCAGTAATTGCCTCCACCGCCGTCTTTTTCCCCACCCGGTTCGCCTGGGCCCCGATCACCCGCATCGCCGCCGCCAGCATCTCCGGGTCCTCCAGCCGCTGCCGCAGGTCCTCCAGCCCGGTAATCTCCATCTTGGGCGCCAATCCCTCAGCCATTTATCCCCCAAGCCTGCCCGCTGACGGCTGTTGGCTGACGGCTGGCCCAAACTCCCTCTTTTGAAGCGGTGCCCCTTGCAATAGCCCCAAAACAGGGCTATTATGGGGTATGGCCAAAGAGTTCGACCCCCAGCCAAGGAATTGTTTCACCTGCGGGAATCCCATCCCTATTGAGCGCTTGCGCAAATACTTCCGTCCTCAAACTTGTTCCCCTGAATGCAGTCGTGGGTCCCAGGCCGTCTCGTATCGACAGAAAAATCCACACTCTCACCAGATCCCCACCGGCACTGTTGGCGCAATTGGCGAACTGCGTGTTGCCGTGGATCTTCTCCACCGGGGTTACGCTGTATTCCGTGCTCTAAGTCCAGCGTGTCCCTGTGATTTAGCTGTATTGCATGGCAAAGACCTTCTACGAGTCGAGGTGAAGACCGGCCATTACAGTGCATCTGGTGAAGTAATCGCTCCAAGGAGCAGGAAGGATGGCTTGTATGACATCCTGGCGATCGTATTACCGGATGCACTGACTTATGAGCCGGAATTACCACCGGAACTCCCTCCGCCTGATCGCTGACGGCTGACCGCTGATAGCTGATAGCTGACCGCTTACGCAAACGGCACCGCCATCCTGTATCGGCTGATTAGCTCCTCCAACATCGCCTGGGCCGGCCGCGACATCGCTATCGTCCCCTCCAGCTCCGTGATCCGCGTCGTGGAACGCGGCGTCTCCAACCGCAGCAGCCGCGTGAACTCGATGCAGGCGGTCAGCACCTGGTTGGGCACCGCAGGCCAGCCGAACTTGCCAACCACCTCGACACGCCGCCCCCGCACAAAGTTGTCTTCATTGCCCCACGGCGTCAGCACGATGTGGGTATACGCCTCCTTCTCCGGCTGCACCAGCGCGTTCAGCGGCCGCATCTCGAAATCGGTGGCCGCCAGGGCAGTCTCATCGGTGAAGAGCCCATCATCGTCCTCGTCGAACTTGATGGTCGTGGGGGCCGCGCTCAGGTCATCGATCCAGAGGGTATCGCTCCTGCTCAGCGGGACGTAGAGCCGGGTTTTGTCCACGGTATCCTTGGCAAAGAAGCGCCCCAGCTTCTGCTCCAGCCACCGCGAAACGGTCTTCAGGTCCCGGTTGATCACCGTGTCGTCGCCCGTCCCGGTGTGGCCGGCTACCGCCTTGTACTCCGCCAGCGTGGCGTAGGCATCATCCAGCGCGATGGCGTTCACCCCCTTGGTTGATGGCGTTCAATGAAAAGCCCGGCCCTGCCACCCTGAGCCGGGCCTTGCATCGCTCCTTATGCGCCCAGCCTATTTTCGGCGTGCCCGGTTGCGCCGGACCATCTTGTCGGCGGGCGGGGCTTCCACCGCCTTGTCTTCCTCGAAGGCGCCGGGGCTGTCATGCATCAGCCAGGCGGCGTGCTCCGGCTCTGCCTCGAACACCTGACCAGCCTGGTAGTATTCCCGACCGTTGCTATATCTCGACATGCATCGTATCTTCACGGCAGCAGCTCCCCGCTCAGGCTAAACGTAAACGAGGGAGTGGTGCCGCCGATGGTGGCCACCACCCGAAAAGTCTTGGGAACAACGTCGCTCACTGACCGATTGGCCGTCTCGGCGACGCCGGGGTAGACCAGCAAATCGTCGCTGCCAACGCCGCTCTTCTGGGCGAATGCGGCGCTCGGGATGTCCACGTACTTGCCGGAGATGTGGTCCTTGCTCTGCACCTTCACGTCCAGGACAGGTACGGTGCCGCTGACTGCCGTAATATCCAGCCAGAGCCGGATGCCCCGGTGCCGCCAGTTGTTCACATCGCTGCCGTTGACTGTGGCGGTGCGCGCCGCCGTGGCGAAAAGCTCAAGCTCTCGAATTTCCTCGGCCATCTAGATCCCCCTGGTCTCTACTTCGACCCAGACGGTGAAGAACCCCTGACCGGCAGTGAACGCCGTGCCACCGCTGGGAACCTCGACGCTGAGCTTGTCGCCATCCTTGTACTCGTTCGCGCCGGTCGGGGCGCCCAGCACCTTGGTCTCACCCACGGCGTCGGCGTCGGCCAGCGCCAGGGCTACTCCATCGCTCCCCGTGATGTCAACTGTCCCGATCTCCATGTTGGGAGTCCGGGTGGCGCCGACGCCGGTAGCCACTACGGTCGTGGTGTAGGACCAGGCCCGCACCTTGCCGTTGCCCCGCAAGGTCAACTCGGTTACCAGGTCCGCCGCCCCGGTGCCGCCGGGCAAGACGGCGGGGAGGGTCAGGGGCACCAGGATTTTACGTTCTTCAGCCATTGCTTCTACTCCTGCTTCTCAGCTATGCCCCTGGCTACACCGTGATATTCCGCATGACATCGGCGCTTTCTATGCTGGCGGCGGTGTGGGCGAAGCGCCCGAAGCCCAGCCTCAAAGAGGCCACGATGCGGGTCTGGTCGGTGGCCGGGAGGCGCTCGGTCTCAATCTGCACCCGCCGCCGCCACCCCACCACGAAGCCCCGCCGGTTGTAGGTGGCGATCTGGCCCTTGGTGTTGTTGGCGCCGGTGGTGCTCACCTTGCCGTCGGCCTCGGTCTTGCTCATGGCCGGGGAGACGATGATGGGATGGCCGTTGATGGAGGCCAGTTGGCCGGTCAGGATGGTGGCCTGGGGCCCCATCTTGTCCACGGTCGTGGTCTCGTTCAGGTCCACGACCCGGATGTAGGTCTCGAAGTCCATCGCGTGGATCAGGTCCATGGGGTCCAGGGGGAAGCCCCAGAAGAAGTACTTCCCCACGGAGGTATCCACCATCCGCCCCTGGGCCAGCAGGAACTCGGTGCGGCTGATCGCCCCGGCGATGTCCTTGGAGTTGGCGGTGTTGTCCACGATCCCGACGTGCCGGATGCCGTCGAAGGCCAGGTAGTGCTTGGTGTCGGCGGGGTCGGCGTCGTCCAGGTTGATGTTGCCGGTGCCGGCGTTGGTGGCGTCGCCGTTCAGCACCACGCTATCGGAGTAGTGGCCCAGGGAGTTCTGCAGCTCCAGGCGGATGAAGGGCACGAAGGGGATGATGGAGTCCTCGTCCATCTCGCCGGACCACATCTGGTGGACCACGAACTTCTTGGCGTCCACCTGTACCCGGTTGGACCCGGTCTTGCTGGTGTCGTAGTTGGCGGAGTTGTTGGCCGTGGACTCCGACACGAACAGCATCTCGGGGAAGGCTTGCATGATGGGCAGTTGCGCCGTGGGGTGCTGCATCTCGAAGGTGGGGATGGTGGCGAAAATCCGGCTCTGGAGCCGGGCCGCTTCCCACAACTCGCCCACGTACTGGGTCCCGACCAGTTGCAGGCCAAAGCCGGTCTCGGCGGTGTCCATCGCTTTCATCGCCGCGTCGAAAGCCTTGACGTTATGCTTGTTGACCCGGGGGAACAGGCCGTCAATGGCCGCTTTGTCGATCCGCCGTACCTCCTCCATGGGGAGGTAATAGGCGTCAGACACGGCCTTGAACGCCTTGGTCAGGTCTTCCGAAGGGCCGGGATGGAGTCCGGCTTCCGAGCCGCCCATCCGCAGCTGGCGGCCTTTGCAGCCCTGCATCAGGTCATGCAGGAACTCGATGTCGGCCACGCTGTACCCCCAGCGCGCGAACTTGGAGCCCAGGACCTCGGGCGCCGCATCGCCAAAGACGATCTTGCGCCGGACGCTGGGATGGGCCTCTTCGTAGGACTTCAGGACTGCCTTGACCTGCTCTTCCACGAGCTTCGCCAGGCCCTCCTTGTTGGGCATCTCCTGAAGCCGCGCCTGGACATCCTTCAGGATTTGGGTCTTCTCGCCGTCCGACAGTGCTTGCACCATTTTGGTTACTTCCCTCCTAGATTTTGCTTCAGGGATAGCCAGGCTGCGGCTTCCTCCGTTTGCTTAGTTTCCGGCCCCTTGTCCAGCAGGGCCTTGATGTTGGCGTCGATGCTTTCCAGCATCTCTACGATCCGGGTCACTACGGGAATATCGGCCTTGATCTCCAGCGTCTTTTGGACCAGGGCCTCGGGCAGCTCCATACCCAGCATCTTCAGCCGCCGCCGTATCGCCCCAGGGTCGGCGGGGATAGGGACCCCGGAAACTTCCAGGAGCTTCCCGGCTGCCAGGGTCCGGGTGTTGTTCTGGTTGCGTATCCATCCCGAAGGGCGGAAGCCTATGGAGACGGCATTGAGAAAGCCGCCCTTGTAAAGGGTGAAGATGTCCTGGGCAAACTCGGTGGGGGCGAACTGGACCGTCCCGATAGTGGCATCGCCCTCAGCCCCGACCTGGACGACTTTGCCGATAGAGGGTTGGTCGTAGCGGTGCGCCCAGAGGAAGACCGGGTTGCGCATGAACTCATCGGTCTGGAGGGCCGAGGCGGGGATAATCTCATTATCCCGGTCGACTTGGCCGGAGTTAAAGGTGAACTCAATGGTGTGGGCCTCCTCGTTGATTTGCTTCAAGGCCCCGCTGAAGCCCTTGACCATTTTATCCTGAGACTCAGGCGTAGTCATTCCGGCTCATTCCCTCTCTCTGGCCCCGCACCAGCCCGCGGGGTCGTCTATGCCTTCCTGCTGGGAGGCCCATGCCACACATTCCTCGAAATCCATGTCGCAATTTGGCCCTGTCGGCATCGTCTATCTCCCCATCTCTCCGTAGGGGTGCCGCTTGCTGCGCCCTTCTTAATCCGGTGCCCTTCCCCCCAAAACAAAAAGGCCCCGGCTTCCGCTTTTGGCGGATTTGCACGGGGCCGCGAGGGCCGCGATGTGCGGGGGCGCTAAGGCCCGAGAACCTATATGTTCTAAACTCTGATCTTCAACATACTACAAGACCCACCGGTTGTCAATTATCCCGCTGCGCATTTGAGGGTTTTAAGGAGGAAGATTACCCAAGGCCAGGAGAAGGAACCCCCCGATAATCGCGGCGGCGATGGCAATATAAACGATCGGGTGCGTATCATTCCGGCGCATTATTCTGCGCCCCGCACCGCTGGCACCGCATGGACCAGGGCCTCGCCAGATACCCAGCCAGGCATCGCCCGCACCGCCAACACCGCGGCGAATGGTCCACCTGGCGGATCGGCGGCTTGGCCATCATGCCAACCTCATAGTACGGCCTCTTCTTCTGCACTGCCAGCAGCGCATCGCATTAGGCGCTTTCTGAGTGACCATTCTCCAGCGACTTTTTAACAGCTACCAATACTTTCTCCCACGCCTCGGCGCTTTCCGCAGAGGCTAGGCTGCGTTTCTCGCCCTCTGCCGGCTCCCGCCCTTCCTGCATGCGCAGCGCCCCAGTGGGCACCTGAATAACATTGGCCGGCCTGAGATAAACGTCATGCTCAGGAAGCACCGGCCAGCCCAAGGCCCGCCTGCCTTCGCCGACGGTCAAAAGGCCCTGGTTGACCAGGGTGGTCACCCGCTGGGTCCGGACCATCTCATCTTCCTGGAGCACCCGCAGTTTAGTTATGTCGAATACCACCCGGGAGCGTTCCTTGCCCTCCTGGAAGTCCGGGAGGAGCTGCATGGTCAGCTCCGAGGACAGCTCCCGGTACAGGGGGATGATGGTGGACTCGAAAGCCTCTTCTCGATACTCTTTCAACGTCGCGCCAACCTTTGTGCTGGCAAGCCCCGCCCCCAGTCCCACCACCGCAGCGTTAACGCCGATGACCGCGGTAATGCGCTCCTCGGGTAAGCCCCGAATCTCCCGGAGTTTCAGCTGCTCCGGGCTGAACCCGAACGGGATAACGGTCGCATCCCCTTGCAGCACCAGGGGCTCGCCCCGCCGGTCCCCGGTGGTCTTTTGTAGGAATAGGTCCTTGATTTTGTCCATCATTGGCTTATCCCACATACCCTGCTTCGGGGCGATTACTACGCCGGGCACCCCCATGTTGCGCATCAGGGAGGCGGTCATGTTGGCCGCCTCGTCGTCCGTGTA